ACTAACTCTTCATACATGCCCATCATAGTTTCATAATTTTTTGTGGTAATAGGTTCTCTACCCTTTAACGATTCATTAAACTTTACTAATGTTGTTTTACCTAAAGTAGTTCTTTTGTCTACATCTGGTTCTTTAACATAGTTTGTTGTAAATTTATCCAATCCTTCTAGTGCTAACATATGAAACGCTGTTCCAAACCTCATTGCTTGTGTTGGATTGATTGGGTTATCTAATCTATAAGCATAGTGTTTAGGGCACTTGTCTATAAATGATTTTAACATAGAGTTAGATAAATACATATAATCTTCATAGTATGTATTGTCTGTTAGCTCTAGGTCTGTAATTAATTTTATCTTTGGTCTTTTCATATCAATTTATATAATGCTATGATGGTGTTGTTACCCCATCTGTTTTTTACTGTTAAGTCTTCACTAATTATATTGTATCCATCTTTTCTTAATTCATATATGGTTGCTGATAATCTAGTGTTACCTAAATCTCTAATTGCATCTAGACTTGTTATATGTTTAAACTCTTTAAGGTAGTCTAATAGTCTAGTGTAGTGAGTGTTATTTCTTCTCTTTGTCATTGTTATTCGATTTTATGGTGATTAATACACCTGGTTTAACTTTATTGTATTCATATGGTTCAAATACAGGTAATAAGAATGTTGCATTGTCGTCTTCTATCCAATGATACTTAACCATAAGGTCTTGTACGGTTTGTAGAGGATTAACGTAATCAAACTTTCTTTTACTGTTTCTAATAAATTTAAATGAAATTTTATATGGAGGTTCGTGTTTTTTTAGCTCTTTAATAAAAGCTTTTCTTAATCTTAAGTAGTCCTCTTTAGTTTCTTTTATATATCTCATAGTAGTTTTACTGTGTATAAGATATTTACCTGTCCATCTCTTTCCATTTTTACTGGAAGGAACATTACCAAGTATAAAAAAACTATTCATATTCAACTTCATTAGGGTCAGGAATATAAAGACCTAATGTGGTAGAGGCAAACGATTTACATTCTTCAATGTACGCTTGCATCTCCGCATTAGTAAGTTTTGTGGTAGATTTAGTACCGTGTATCCATATACCTTTTATTTGGTATTTAGTTCTTAAGAACATAGATTTCAAAACTTCGTGCATTTCATCTTTATTATAACCTGTTTCTTCAGATAAAAGCCTGACAACCACTGCCCAATAATATGAGTTAAGATTTAGGCTACGCCTATTCTTTTGCTCCCTGACTGTAACAACTACAGTCTTTCCCTCGTAATTAAGCATATGGTTGTCAAACCTTTCTCTGTCTTGAAAAGTAACCTTGCCGTTTTTAATAAAAGCTCGGTGCTTGTATATCATTAGCAGTCACAATTGTTTGTAGCTATACCTACATTAAACAATACTAACTTGCCACATCTTCTTGATATATCAAATTTTATTTCAAAAAATATAAAACTCAGCATTCTAAATTTTAATTCAAATTTATCTAACTGTCTTTTGCTTTTAAAGTAATTTATTACTTTCATAATTAAAATGGTGTTTGAATGTCAGCAGAACCTCCTTGCGAAAGTCTTAAAGCTTCTTCATATCTAGCTCTATCTTCTGCAGACATTGGTTTATTATAGCTGTCCTTAAAGGTAATCTTTTTACCAGAAGGATTAGCAAATTTATATTCAATTCTTGATTTTATTTGTGGAGTATTGGTGTCTTTGTCTGTAGTCCAATATTCCCTTTTTGCCAAACAGACTTCAATCTTATTGTTTACAACGCTATTGCAAGCCATGTGAGGGTCTTGAAATGTAGTTGCTCCTGCAGAAATAAGAAAAGATTTAAATATCTCTGTTCTTACTTTTGCAGCTATTTCACTAGTGTGTGAATCAACTCCACTAAATTTCAAGAATGCTATACCTTCATCATTACCTACCATAAATTCTGTATATGGTGTGCCTTGATAACCTGGTACCTCATCACTTGTTTTAAACTTTCTGATTTCAACTGTATGAGCTCCTGCACCTAAGTAATCTGACTTAGATGTAGAAGCATTTTCTATTTTAGTTTCATTTAATTTTGGAAACATTTTTATTCGGTTTTTAATTAAACATTTTCTTTAGCAAACGTACTATTCATAATAGCGGTCTGTGGTTCAGAGTAATAAGTTTTACATGCATTAATAACTTTTTTCAAGTCATTGTCAATATGTAAGTCTAAGAACATACCCATAGGGCTTTTTGCAGAATCCCTACCTGTTGTATTTGTTCTAAATCTATACTGAACGCCTTCGTCTGTTGCTTTTGTATCTGTAAATAAACATATAACAAATTCTTTTTCTACTCTTTTCTTCCATCTGTTACCATCAATGGCAACAAATCTTTCTTCTACTCCATTATCTCCATCATATACACCATCAATAGCAGTGAATACAACGTATTTGTCAGAGTTTTTAGACTTGTCTAATATTCTACCTATCTCTTTGTTATAGTAACCCCATATATCAAAGCCTTTATATCTTATTTCGGCTTCTCTATATATAATTTCTATAAGAGATGTAAAAGATTCAATAACAATAGTTTTAATTTTATCACTCTCCATAGCTTTGTCTAAAGCTGAGTGAAATTCAGATACGCTTTTAACAGGTACGTTCATAAAGTCATTAGCGTTTTTGAATGGTAATTGTTTTCTTTCTGTGTTAATAACAGCAGTGGACTTAGGGTCAAGATTTCTCATAGAGCTCGACTTACCTGACCCCGAGGGTCCCACAATAATAATGTTCGGTTTCATTTGTCTTTCGTTTTTAAATTAAACAATTCGGTTTTACTTATCGGTTTTTTTTTGTTTTTAGATTTAACGAACTTAACGTAGCCCTTAAACATAAAATTTTTATCTTCATTAAGGCAGGATTCTATTTCTTTAAAAGTTTTAGATAGAACTTTTTTAACAAGAGTTCCAGGAACTTTTAATTTTTTAGAAACCTTTTTTATACTTTCGTCAAACCTAATCATAATGTACAAATGTACTTAATAAATACAAATATACAAAAATAAAACAACAAAAAGAATAATTAGTTATCCACGGTAAGTTGTTGGTAACTCTTCAAACTTTGTTAAATAATCTACAAATCTTAAATGCCTACTACCTATACCTATATTTCTACCTTTAGCAAAAATTATTTCAGCTAACCCTTCTACACTATTACCTGAGCTATCTTCTTTAATACCATAATACTCTGGTCTGTAAACAAATGTAACAACGTCTGCAGCTTGTTCAATTTCACCTGATTCTCTTAAATCAGCTAAGGTAGGCCTACCTGTTTCTCTTTTACTAACATTTCTAGATAATTGTGATAAAGCTATAACAGTAATGTCTAGTTCTTTAGCTATATTCTTAAGAGCTCTAGCAACATGAGAAACTTCTTGTTCTCTACTCCTACCGTGTATATTATAAGATATTAATTGCATATAATCAACAACTACCATTTCTACTTTTTTAGATATAACATATTGCCTAACTCTATTTAATAAATATTTCAAAGATGTGTTTTTACATTCATCTATATACATATTAAGTTTTTCTAATCTAGCCACACTGTTGTGTATCTTAGTCATTTCATTGTCATATATTTTACCTTTAAGTAAATGTTTATTATTGATATCTGTATCTCCACTAATTAATCTCATAAGCATCTGATTTACAGACATTTCGTATGAAAACACTACAGTAGGATGCCCTAGTTTTACAGCATTTATAGCTAGATTTAAAGCAAAACTAGTTTTACCCATTGATGAAGCACCTCCAATAATAACTAAATCTTGTTTTTGCCAACCACTTGTAAAGTTATCAATAGATAAAAATCCACTAGGAATACCTGTTAACCCATCTGATTTCATATTTTTCTCTAAACATTTCATCATACTGGGCATCTGTTCTTTGATAGAAATAATTTTAGAGTCATCAATGTTACCAATTTTTTGTGACTCTAATTCTATATCGTGAACCATTTCAAATAAATCATCATCATTTTGTATTCTTTTTAATGTATTTTCACACAAGTATTTAAGTTTTTTCTTTTTACTTGTTTGATTTAACATTAATATAAGAGATTGAGGTTGATATAAGTCGTATGAATTTTCTATACACTTTTGTGCAAGACTTATAGCTGATGACTTATTTGAAAATGATAAATAAAACTGTGTTAAATCTACTTTATTATTTTGTTGATACTGTTCATCTATAGCATTGTATAATTTTTTATGTTCAGTATTAGTGAATAATGATTCGTTTAATAAAGTATGATTTTCATAATAATGATTAGGGTTGTTTATGAGTTTACCCAATAAAACTTGTTCAAAATATTCTATATCATTCATATTTATTTAATGCTTGATTTTTAATGTCTATTTTAAATTCTAAATACTTAATGTATTTAATCGTAATTTTTGTATTTTGGTTTAGTATAAACCTGTTTAACTTCTTTGATGTCAATAGGCGGCAGCTCATCCTCCCAACGTTCGTATTTAAGCCAACGTATAGGGTCAGGTGGATTAGGGTACCACGTATTGTTCTGTGCATATTTTGCACGCAGGACGTTCTGATTAACCAAACTGTCCATGATGATAGTGAATAACTCTGCTGACATCTTTAGTTTAGACCAGTATGTCTTGCATTGTTTTTTACCTACCTTTTTAGGATACTCTTTCCAAAAAGTATCGAACCATAATTGTTTTTGTAGTTTATCCATAAGTACTTAAGTATTTATTTATTAATTCTTTTTGAAATGGTGCGGTATTATCATATTGTACAACATAATCATAGCCATACCAAAGAAGATAATTTTCTATTAAACTTTTTTTCATTCTATTAGAATTATCATCTTCCCATTCATCTTCACAACCAAATGTTGTTTCTATAAACCCCTCATCAAATACAGGATTATAAAAACATTTACTACAAAAATCAACTAGTATTTCTTTTATTCTTCTTTGTGTTAATTTTTTCATAATTTTATTTTTATTATCAAGAGCTTTTCTTAACATTTTATCTGCATGTAAACTAACTCTAATTTCTTGTTCTCTTTCGCTCATAATTTTTTTCAAATTTAATTTAATAATTGTTAATAGTCAAAAAAAGTTATTAACATAAATAAGGCTACTACTTGGTATCGCAAATGATTTCGTAGTATTTAAGTGTATGTAGCAATATCGTGATTTATTCTAACTTACACCATTACACACCTTATTATGTTAAAAGAGGGACCAGATTTAACAGCGTCTAGAAGAAACTTTATGTTAGTATGGTGACACCTTTATTTGTACACCACTTTACCAAGCGTACAGGTTTCGACTAACATAAAGTTTTGTATTATCCTAATAACTACATGTCAGGGTCTGGTAATTATTGTAAACCTCTTAATATTAAGAAAGGTGCATGGTTCAATCACGGGCATAGTTACGGAGAATAATTAATAACTATTACCACACACCTTTCTGTTAATGAGTAGCGATTAACTTTGTTTAAACTTATCTTTTCTAGTTTTTACGTATTGCATAAGCTCTATAGCTTTATCAGTATCTTGAATACCTGTAGATATTATATCTTCCAATAATATACAGGGCTCAGGGTACTTGCTTATATAATGCTTAAAAGATTCTACAATGTTTCTTGGATGATTTTCTATATACCTAACGAAACACATGCATATCAAAATCCAATTATACATTTTAATATAACTTGTAGTGCCACTATGACACCTAAACTCTACAGTATCAGGTGAATATTTGTAACTACAATTGTTAAGATTTAGCCATGTATATCTTGAGCTATGATATCTACCATAAGGATGTGGCGTGTTCTTATTGTTTGCTGAATCAAATTCTGAACTATCTACATTGACATATTCTGCTAGTAACTTAAGTTGTTTC